CAGGGCGTTCAAGGTAACCAAGGTGTTCAGGGAGCACAGGGTGTTCAAGGTGCTCAAGGGTTCCAAGGTTTCCAAGGAGTCCAAGGAGCGCAAGGAGTCCAAGGCCACCAAGGCGTACAGGGTTTCCAGGGCGTTCAAGGAGCGCAAGGTGTACAAGGTGCTCAGGGTGTTCAGGGTGTTCTTGGTGCTCAAGGCAACCAAGGCGTTCAAGGTGCTCCTGGTTCCGCTGAAGATGCAATTGTTTATGCAATCGCTCTAGGTTGAGCCCAACTAAATATAAAAGTTAAGTTAAAAGAATAAAATGGCCAGCGCATTTAAAAATTATTATACAAACAGCATTGGTACTACCAACACCAGTATTTTTACCGGTCCCAGTGGTGCTCAGACTACTGTTATCGGTTTAACACTAACCAATATAGAAGCTCAACCAATTGAAGTGACACTATTCATGAGTGTTGGTGGAGCAAATACCTACATTATCAAAGGTGCTACTGTTCCAAAAGGATCAGCATTAGTTCCTGTAGGCGGTGATCAGAAGTTAGTTGTTGAAGCAAACGATGTGCTTTACGTTCATTCAAATACTGCATCTTCCGTAGATGTGGTCATTTCCACTTTAGAGATCACATAATATGGCATTTATAGGTAACGCACCAAATGTTACGGGCGCAACAGGCGCTCAAGGTTATCAAGGTGTCCAGGGCGCTCAAGGTGTTCAGGGTCATCAGGGTGTTCAGGGAGATCAGGGCGTCCAGGGAAACCAGGGTGTTCAAGGTGCTCAAGGTGTGCAGGGAAACCAGGGTGTTCAAGGCCATCAAGGTGTTCAAGGATACCAAGGTGTACAGGGTGCTCAGGGTAACAATGGTAACTTCGGTGGAGCTACTTTTGATTACACATTTGATACGGATACTAATAACACCGATCCTGGGGCTGGTGGTTTAAAGTTTAATCAAGTAAACTTAATTAGTGCTACTAATTTATGGATCGATGATGAGAATGATAACTTAACCGATCTTCAAGATTTTTTAAGAACGATAGATGACTCCACGTCCACTATCAAAGGTCACTTCAGAATTTCTAAGAAATTCGATGCAGCTGCGTTTGTGTTGTTTACAATCTCTTCTATTTCCGAGCAAGCTGGATATTTCCAAGTTGATTGTGCATATGTAACAGGAAGTTCTTCGGCACCTTTCACTGATGGTGAGGATGTATTAATCACATTTGCTAGAACTGGTGATGTTGGTGCGCAGGGTGTGCAGGGTGCTCAGGGGGTCCAAGGTCATCAAGGAGTACAGGGTGCTCAAGGTGTTCAAGGAGCTCAAGGCGTTCAGGGTGATGTTGGAGCTCAGGGTCATCAAGGCATTCAGGGTGCTCAAGGAGTTCAAGGCCATCAGGGCGTGCAGGGAGAACAAGGTGTTCAGGGCGCTCAGGGAGTCCAGGGTCATCAAGGCGTTCAGGGTGCTCAAGGCGTCCAGGGTGAGCAGGGTGTACAGGGAGCTCAAGGTGTCCAAGGAGCACAAGGTGTTCAAGGAGCCCAGGGTGTTCAAGGTGATCAGGGCGTACAAGGTCACCAGGGTGTCCAAGGTGATGTTGGTGCGCAAGGTAATCAAGGTGTACAAGGTGCACAGGGTGTACAGGGTTTCCAGGGTGTTCAGGGAGATCAGGGCGTTCAAGGCTACCAGGGTGTGCAAGGTGCTCAAGGTGTACAAGGTGCTCAAGGCGTACAAGGCCATCAAGGTGTCCAGGGCGCTCAAGGTGTTCAGGGTCACCAGGGCTTTGGTTATGCACCACTGACTTCTGGTTCTGCTCTACCTACAACTAACATATCTGGAAACACGACTGCATATCAATATGTGAGCAGTGCTGATGCATATGCTATTGGTGATTATGTAATCATTAACGATACTGATAGCGGATCTACTTTCTTCCACTATGCAAGAATTAATAATGTTCAATTTGCAGGTGGATTTGGATACGCATTAACTTATGATATGTTGGACGCTGGTGGTACACCTGTTAATAATCCTTCATACACATGGTCTATCCATTTAACAGGTATCAAGGGATATCAGGGATATCAAGGCGTTCAGGGAGCTCAGGGCGTTCAAGGCGTTCAAGGTGCTCAGGGTGTGCAGGGTGTTCAAGGATTCCAGGGTGTTCAAGGCGCACAGGGCGTTCAGGGCGCACAGGGCGTTCAAGGTCACCAGGGTGTTCAAGGCGCACAAGGCGTTCAGGGCCATCAAGGCCAGAGTGGTGCGTTCGGTGGTGCTGCTTTTGAGTACACATATGATTCTGATACAACTAATTCAGAACCAGGTGATGGTTTTATTAGGTTCAGTAACGCAGACATAGCCGTTGCAGCTAATTTGTATATTGATCAGCAAGATGGTGCGACTCCATCTGCTAATATCTACAACTTCCTACAGACGATTGATGATTCTACATCAGCAATAAAAGGTCACTTCACAATTACTGAAGTCTCCAACACTGACCACTATGCTTTGTTTACCATTACTGGTTTACACACGCACAACACACACTACTTCAGTGTTCCTGTAACGTTTATTTCAGGAAGCAATTCTTGGTCAGACAATACAAACACAATCATCACATTTGCAAGAACTGGTGATCAGGGTGATGTTGGCGCTCAAGGTAGTCAAGGTGTTCAAGGTGCACAAGGTGTTCAGGGTGCTCAAGGTGTCCAGGGTGCCCAAGGTGTTCAGGGTGCGCAAGGTGTTCAAGGACACCAGGGTGTTCAAGGAGCTCAGGGTGTTCAAGGTCACCAAGGTGTTCAAGGTGCTCAAGGCGTTCAAGGTGCGCAGGGCGTACAAGGAGCTCAAGGCGTCCAGGGTGTTTTAGGCGCCCAGGGTAATCAAGGTTTCCAAGGTGTTCAAGGAGCCCAAGGTGTACAGGGTCACCAGGGTGTTCAGGGAGCTCAAGGTGTCCAGGGAGCTCAGGGTCGTCAAGGATTCCAGGGTGTTCAGGGTGCTCAGGGTGTTCAGGGTGTTCTAGGAGCTCAAGGTTTCCAAGGTGTTCAAGGTGCTCAGGGTGTTCAGGGCGTTATCGGTGCTCAGGGTAACCAAGGCGTTCAAGGAGCACAGGGTGTTCAGGGTGTATTGGGAGCTCAAGGCAATCAGGGTGTCCAGGGTGCTCAGGGACGTCAGGGTGATCTTGGAGTGCAGGGTGCTCAAGGACGACAAGGTGCTCAAGGCGTTCAAGGTGTTATAGGTGCTCAGGGTGCTGTTGGTGCGCAGGGTGCTGTAGGCGCTCAAGGAACAGTTGGTGCGCAGGGTGCTGTAGGTGCTCAGGGAACTGTAGGTGCCCAAGGTGCTGCTGGTGCTCAGGGTGTACAAGGTGCTCAAGGACGACAAGGTGCTCAAGGTGTTCAGGGTGTTATTGGTGCTCAAGGTGCTGCTGGTGCTCAGGGTGCTGTTGGTGCTCAAGGTAACCAAGGTGTCCAAGGTGCTACCGGTCTTGTAACAGGCACAAATTCTAACTGTAACTCGTTTGGTGTAGGTACAGCTGCTTCCGGTACTGCTGGTGAGATCAGAGCTACAAACAACATTACAGCTTATTATTCTGATGATCGTTTGAAAGTCAGAATCGGTAATATTGAAGATGCTGTTGATAAAGTCAGACAACTAACAGGCTTCTATTATACTGCTAACGAATTAGCAAAGAGCTTCGGTTACCAGGGTGAGTTACAAGTTGGTGTTTCTGCACAGGAAACACAAAAAGTACTTCCAATGGCTGTCGTTCCAGCTCCTATCGATGATAGATTCCTAACAGTTAGATATGAAAAAATTATCCCATTGTTGGTTGAAGCGATCAAAGAATTACAACTTCAAATTGACTTAATAAATAAAAGATTAGATAATTAACAATCTTTCTTTATTATGATTTTGAAATGAATAGTGATCCTTTTGACCATATTGTAATAGACAACTTCTTAGACGAAAATCTTGCTAAGAAGTTGTCTTCTGAGTTTATGGATTACGACAGTCCTAATTGGTACTGCTACAACAATCCACTCGAACACAAAAAGACATCTAACAACTGGTATCACTTTCCTCCAGCGACATATCATTATATGTCGTATTTGAACTCACCAGAATTCATTAAGCGTATTGAAGATACGACAGGTATCACAGGTCTATACCCCGATATTGGTTTACATGGTGCTGGTTGGCATATCCACGGCCGTGGGGGCAAGCTAAACGTTCATTTGGATTATTCTATTCATCCAAAGCTTAAGCTCCTAAGAAAACTAAACATCATCATATACCTCGAGCAAGATTGGGATCCAGCTTGGGGTGGTGGTTTGGAGTTGTGGTCAAATGATCCCGAGACAAACAAACCTCTCAAAAAAGTTAAGCATGTTGACTATAAGTTTAATCGCGCAGTACTGTTCGATACTACCCAACACTCCTGGCATGGTTTTGCAGATCCGTTAACCTGCCCTGAACATAAACACAGAAAAAGTATTGCAATGTACTATCTAATCGATCCGCCTGAAGGTGTAGATAGTAGAAAGCGTGCTTTGTATGCTGCATCTGAATCGCAAAAGAACGATCCATCTATTAATAAATTTATTGAGGAAAGATCCAAGTTATAATGACTTGTTCTGATAAAATCATTGAGCTTTTAGATAAGCTCAATATCAATGGCCATGATAAACCTGGTGGCACTGATAAAAACACTAACCATTCTTACGTTGATGTTTATGGAAACACTCTTTCCAAGTATTTGACAAAAGCTGGTGCATTATTGGAAATTGGTGTTCAGTATGGTGGTTCATCACTTCTTTGGCATGAGTTATTACCAAACTTCAAACTATGTTTAGTAGATAATGAAGATAAGATGCATGAAGACGTTAAGTCTAAATTGGATCCAAACAGAGTTAACTATCTGATTAGAGATGCTTACGATCAGTACACAGCACGTGATGTTAAGAACCTCCACCCAAATGGCTTCGATGTAATTATTGATGATGGACCTCACACTCTAAAGAGTCAGGGTCAGTGTATTGATCTGTATCTTGGTTTATTGAAGACTGATGGTTGTTTGATCATCGAGGATATTGCAACAATTGAATATGCACAAGAGCTTTATGAGTTAGTTCCTAAAGCAAAACACCTCGAAGCAGAGATTATTGATCTTCGCAACGTCAAAGGCAGATTCGATGACATTGTTCTAGTTATTAAAAAACGCGAAGAGATTCCTGATAATAAGATTGCTGTATTTTACCATGTAGGACAGTTTGGTGAATGGAGAAGACTTTACCAAGAACAAATTAACTCGTTGTGCGTTAGTAAACTTTACGAAGCATGTGACTTTGTTCATGTTGGTGTAAATGGATCGGAAGAACTTCCATCGACGCTTCCCAAGATGAAAATCAAGTATAATGAAAATACAATACTTGAAGCAGACACACTTAAAGCAATGTGGGAGTTTTGTAAGGACAACCCTGATTACAGAGTAATGTACTTCCATACAAAAGGAGCAACACAAGAAGGATCAGTTCACAGGTACAATGTTGATGCATGGAGACTATACCTTGAATACTTCAACATCCACGAATGGAAAAGAAACTTAGAGTACTTAAAACAATACGACTGCTCTGGTGCTGAATGGATCCATGAATCAGGATTAGTTAACCAGGCTACTGGTGAGACTACATGGCAAGATACAGGACACTATGCTGGCAACTATTGGTGGGCCAATGCTTCATACATCAGCAAACTAGATCCTGAATACATCTATGATCCTCTAAACGGATGGACAAGATGGAGAAGTGAACTTTGGATTGGTACTGGTCACCCCAAACGTTTTAACTTCTATAATACCAATGACTTCTGTAAGTATACAATGAGGACGTATTCTCCCCATGAATATATAATAACAGAAGACAATCCAGTGAAAATTGAAAATCAAATTATGTTAAACAATAAAAAAGCTAAGTTTGTAATGATGTCGATGTTCAAGAATGAAGCCAAAACAATTGGCCGAATGCTTGAATCTTGTTACAAATACATCGACTACTACGTACTTCAAGATAACGGTTCTACAGACGGAACGCCTGAAGTAGTTGCAAACTTCTTCAAAGATAAAAATATCCCAGGTTATGTTTACAATGTAGAAGAAGGCTGGGTTGGGTTCGGATGGAACAGGGATCACTTGCTCCAAAAAGTTCGTAACACTGATCACGGTTGTGACTGGATCCTCAAGATGGATTGTGATGAAATCCTAGAAGTTGATGATGACTTTGATTGGAGCGTCTTCGATGATAAGAACCTTCACAGCTTTCACGTTCCAGCTAAGTCAGGTAGTACTGTATACCACCGTGCATGGATCTGGAATGCTAGGCTTCCTTGGAGATTCAATCACGACACGGCACATGAAACAATTGTGTTGGATGTAGATGGTATTGGTGAAAACTTCAGAAGACACAATCTACCGCTATCGTTTAGACAAGTAGGTTTCGATGATGGCGAAAGTTGGCAATCACCAACAAAGTATGTTTCTGATGCATTGAAGCTCGAAGAAAAGCTAATCAAAGAAAACACAATGCTTACTGACTTGTATCATTTCTGGTATGTTGGTAAGAGTTATTATGATGCATTCAAAGCTGTTGGTTTACCATTAAAACAAAAACATAATAACGAACTAGCTCGTAGATGTATCTTCTATTGCATGGAATTCCTAGATGTCACTCATAACTACTCATCAACAGGTAGAGCAGATAGAATGGATGAGATGGCATATTATGCTATGATGATGGTCGGTAACTCTTACAGATATATTGGTGATACTGATAATGCTCTCAAATATTTGAAGGCCGCAGAGGAATTCTGTTCTGTTAGAAATGAACACCTAATCAACATTGCTGAGATCTATAGAGATATCCAAGACTTCAATAATATGTTCTTAGTGACTCAAAGAATGACAAACTCTAATAGAAAGAATCCTTTCCCAGAGTTCTCATTCATTATCGAAGCTCAGTGCTATCCTGACACAGGAACGTATTGTCACGAATTGCACGCTTTTGCACAGGAACGGGCAACTGTAACCAATCCTGTGATAAGCAATCCCAAATTTAACTTGAAGGTGAATTTATGATGGACAAAAGATTATTTGTAGTAGACAACTTCTATGCAAATCCAGATGATGTAAGACAGTTTGCTCTCGGTGTTGATTACGAAGAGAGCTCTCAGTGGTACAAAGGTAAGCGGTCAAAAGAACAATACAACTTTCCCGGTATACAGGAAGCGTTTGAGGGTGTTATGGGAATGAAACTCAAACCTTTGAACGAGCATGGTATGTGTGGTAGATTTCAATTGCTAACAGCAAATGATCCGGTAGTTTATCATTATGATAGTCAGCAATGGGCTGCTATGATTTATTTGACACCCAATGCACCGGTACAAAGTGGCACTTCTTTGTACAAATCCAAAATTACTGGAGCAAGACGTTTAGAAGATCCCGGCATCGATGACAGCTTTCCCAGAGGTTTTTACGATAGTTCACAATTCGAAGTTGTAGACCAAATTGGTAACGTGTACAATAGAGCGGTAATCATGGATGCTAGATGCATTCACTCTGCTTCCATGTATTTTGGAAACAATGATAACAACTGCCGATTGACTCACCTTTTCTTCTTTGATAATGCATAACTACAAATTTAGTTTAATTACGCCTGAACATAGTGTTAAAAATATTCCGTTTCTCATTGAGTTGTATGATAGTATCAAGAAACAAACATATGATAATTGGGAATGGATTCTTTACTTAAACAATGGATTTAAGAAAACCGACTTACCTTTAGAGATCCTTGCTGATCTTAAAGTGGTTATCATTGATGGTGAAACAAACCCCAACATTGGTTACTTGAAGAATAAGGCATTCCATGCTGGAACTGGTGACATCCTTGTTGAAGTTGACCACGATGATGAACTAGTTGATGTTTGTTTGGAAAAACTAAACAAAGCCTTCCAGGATGAATCTATTGGATTCTGCTACAGCGATAACGCTGTTAATCATATGGAAAACAAGTTTATTCCATACAATGAGGCATATGGCTGGAAGCATAGAATGTTCAAGTGGAAAGATAAGTTACTTTTCGCTATGAACAGCTTCAAACCATCCAGTCATAGTTTGGGTTACATTTGGTATGCTCCAGACCATGTTAGAGCTTGGCGTAAAGATGTGTATGTTGCTATTGGTGGCCACAATCCTGAACTATCTATTTGCGATGATCACGAATTGTGTATCCGCACCTACCTAGCTACAAAGATGCATCACATTCCGGAGGTTCTTTACATCTATAGAATCACTGGTGATAATACTTGGTTAGAACGTAATGCGGCTATCCAGCAAAAAACTGTTGAGTTATTTAATCAAAACGCTCAGCAGTTAGCAGAAAAGGATGCTAGAGATAAAGGTTTAATGTTAATTGATATTGGTGGTGGATTGAATCCTCGAGCTGGTTATCTAACAATTGACCAAGAAGGTGCTGATATCACCTGCGACCTTAACGATCGCATTCCTCTTCCTGATAATAGTGTTGGGGTTATCAACGCTAGCCACGTCATCGAACATCTGAAAGATAAAACTAAAACGATGAGTGAGATCCATAGAGTTCTTGCACATGGAGGTTGGGCTTTCATTGAAGTTCCTAGCACAGATGGTCGTGGAGCGTTTCAAGATCCCACACACGTAAGCTATTGGAATCAAAACAGCTTCCTGTATTACACTGATGCATATCTTGCAGGGTTTATCAGGAACAAAGACATTAAGTTCCAGGAATTCCGTAAGGAAACATGGTTTCCTAATGAATGGCTGAAGAGTTTGAACGTGTGTGTTACAACGGCTTGGCTTGTTGCAAACAAAGAAGGTGGTGAACGCCTACCTCATTTGAAGAAAATCTAACAAATAAAAATCTCCTAAATACCAAGAGTATAAGGAGATTTTTATGGCTGTACCTACAAGCAGAGCTACCTTCAAAGAATATTGCTTACGCAAACTTGGTAAACCAGTAATTGAGATCAACGTCGATGATGATCAAGTAGATGACAGAATTGACGAGTGTATTAGATATTATTGGGATTACCACTTTGATGGTACAGAGAAGACTTATTACAAGCACTTAATTACTGATCAAACTAAGATCGACAAGTATATTACATTGCCCGAAAACATCATCGGAGCAATTCGTGTATTCCAAATTGGTGATCCTTCTATTAGAGCTAGCGATATGTTTAATATCCGCTACCAGATTGCTCTTAATGACTTGTACCAACTAACTACTGTTTCCTTGCTGCCTTATTATATGGCTATGCAGCACCTGGGAACTATCACTGAACTATTGGTAGGTCAGCAACCCATTAGATACAATAGACATACTAATAAAATGTATGTTGATATGGATTGGACCAAGATTGATGTTGGCCAATACCTGTTGGTAGAAGCATATGAGGTGATCGACCCCGACACATATACTAATGCTTGGGGTGATCGTTGGTTGCAAGAATACACAACACAGAAGATCAAATACCAGTGGGGATCCAACCTGACAAAGTTCAATGGAATGGTTCTTCCAGGTGGTGTTCAATTCAATGGCGAAAGAATTCTCGATGACGCAGAAAAAGCTATTGAAAAACTAGAACAAGAGATGATCAGCAGCTACTCACTGCCTGTAGCAGATATGATAGGCTAACGTGGCAACTAATTTCTTTTTTAACAACTTTCAATCTTCGCAGGAGCAGATGCTCATTGCGGATTTGGTAATTGAATCAATTAAGATTTACGGTCTTGATTGTTGGTACATTCCCAAAAGAGAAGTAAACAAAGATAACATATATGGAGAAGATTCTCTTGTAGAGTACAACACTTCCTATATGGTTGAGATGTATGTTAAGAATGTTGAAGGCTTTGCTGGCGAAGGCGACTTCTTATCTAAGTTTAACGTTGAAATCAGAGATCAGATGACTCTGACTATTGCTAGACGCACTTTTGAAGATGAAGTTCAGCACTATGAGTCTGGGTATACTAGACCACGTGAAGGTGATTTGATCTTCATGCCTCTCAATAATAAAATATTCCAAATTAAATTTGTTGAGCATGAACCCGTCTTTTATCAGATGGGTGCTTTACAAATGTATGACTTGAAGTGTGAGTTGTTTGAATACAGTAATGAAATTATCAATACAGGTTTTGATGTTATTGATGATCTTCAAAACAAGTATTCTGATGCAATGAATTCTTTTGCTATTACAACTGAGAGTGATCTAGAACTTAAAATGGAAGATGGGTATTCACTGATCAGAGAAGAGTTCGATCTAGAAGTTCAAGATGTACTATCAGATAACTTTGATGTTCAAACGGAATCAGATGACTTCTTAGACTTTACCGAAGCTGATCCATTCAGTGAAGGAGGTAGGTACTAATGTTGGGTCATACATTTTATCACAATACAATCAGAAGGTATGTAATTCTGTTCGGTACATTATTTAATGATATTCACATTAATAGAGTAGATACCGATAGAAACGTTACACGTACTATCAAGGTTCCCATCTCGTATGGTCCAAAAGAAAAGATGCTGGCAAGATTGGATGCTGATCCAAACTTAAATAGACCTGCAATCGTTTTGCCTAGAATGAGTTTTGAATTAACAGATCTCAATTATGGGCCAACTAGAAAGCTAAACACAGTTGGAAAGATTGTTGCTGCTAATCCGGACGATGCTAATTCAGCAAAGTATCAATTCACGCCAGTACCATATGACTTGAATTTTATTCTATCGATTGCTGTTAAGAATGCTGATGATGGTACTAGAATCCTTGAACAAATACTTCCTTTCTTTACACCCAATTGGAATTCCACTGTGGAATTAATTCCAGAACTTGGAATTAAGCTTGATATTCCAATTGTGCTTAATGCTGTTTCTTCTGAAGACACATACGAAGGTAACTTTGAAGAACGAAGATCCATTGTATGGACTCTAAGCTTCACAATGAAGGGTTACATATTTGGACCAACAAGACCTACCGGTGCAAATGGTTCTGCTCCAATCATTAAACTTGCTAACGTTAACTTTTACGATACGTCTACATATACTAATATAGATGATGCTGTAGGTAATCTGGATGTTGTTGAAAACATCACCATTACGCCAGGTATGTTAGCTAATGGTTCACCAACAACAAACGCGGCAGCCTCAGTGAGTTCTGATTTAATTAATGCAAACAGTAATTATGGATACATCATCACAAAGTCGTGATATTATAGCAGACAGCTTAAACCTCGAACCTATCGAGAATATCAAAGCTGCTGAACAAAGTCAGATTATTGATGACTTTGAATATGCTCGAGGCAATATGATTGCCGTAATCGAGAAGGGTCAGGAAGCCCTCAGTGGCATTCTCGACGTTGCTGGTATGAGTCAGCATCCAAGAAGCTATGAAGTCGTTGCAACGCTGGTTAAAGCGGTTGCTGACGCTAATAAAGACTTGTTAGAGCTTTCCAAGAAAAGAAAAGATCTTGAGAAAGTAGAAAATGGTGGTCCACAAACTGTAAACAACAATCTATATCTTGGATCGACTGCTGATCTACTGAAGTTGTTAAAGGACAATAAGTGAGTGAAGGCTATCTTGGTAATAAGAACCTTAAGAAGTCTGATGTAAAGATTGACTTTACTCCTGAGCAAGTCAGAGAGTATATTAAGTGCGCTAAAGACCCAATCCATTTTATTAAGTCTTACGTTAAAATTATTAACGTTGACCAAGGTTTGATCCCATTCAAAATGTGGGAGTTCCAAGAAGACATGGTTCTCACAGCTGTTCAAGAACGCTTTGTTGTCGCAAAGATGCCTCGTCAGGTGGGTAAGACAACAACAGTTGCGTCTTTGATCCTTTGGCAAATCCTATTCAACGAAAATTATAATGTTGCTATTCTTGCTAACAAAGAAAGACAGGCTCGTGAAATTTTGTCTCGTATCCAGTTAGCTTATGAACATTTACCTAGATGGATGCAGCAAGGTATTGTTGAGTGGAATAAAGGTAACTTAGAATTAGAAAACGGGTCTAAGGTTCTTGCAAGCTCAACCACATCAAGCGCAATTCGTGGTGGATCTTTTAACTTAGTTTACTTGGATGAGTTTGCGTTCGTTCCAACCAACATCCAAGAAGACTTCTTTGCTTCTGTCTATCCTACTATTTCATCTGGTAAGACTACTAAAGTATTAATCACATCTACACCTAACGGACTTAATATGTTCTACAAGTTGTGGGTGGATAGTGAAGAGAATAGAAACTCTTATAAGCGTGTGGATGTACACTGGAGTGATATTCCAGGTCGTGATGAAGAGTGGAAAGCTGAAACTATCAAGAATACTTCTGAGGAACAGTTCCGTCAGGAGTTTGAATGCGAGTTCTTAGGATCTTCTAACACATTGATCTCGCCTAATGTACTAAGAAGAATGGTGTTCAGGACTCCAATTGATTCTTCTGAAGAGGGCTTAAAGATCTATTCTGCTCCTATCCAAGATAGACTTTATACATTAGTTGCTGATACGTCAAGAGCCAAGGGTCTAGATTATAGTGCGTTTGCGGTGATCGATGTTTCAGAAGTACCTTACAAGACAGTGGCCACGTTCAGGAACAATACAGTATCCTCATTGATATATCCAACAGTTATCGAACAAACAGCTAAGCATTATAATAGAGCATTGGTTCTTGTAGAGACAAATGACGTTGGCCAACAAGTTGCTGATATCCTGTATCACGAACTTGAATATGACAATATCATCTACACTTCAAGCGACGGTGCAGGACAGTATATTTCCACTGGTCACGGAAGAACTCAATCGATAGGTGTTAAGACATCCAAGCAAGTGAAGAGAATCGGTTGTAGCGTTCTTAAAACTTTGATCGAGAACAATAAACTCATCATTGAAGATTATAATACAATCAATGAGTTGTCCAGGTTTGCGTTGAAAGGCTCGTCTTACGAAGCTGAGGATGGTAACGATGACTTGGTGATGTGCCATGTATTGTTTGCATGGATGAGCACTCAGGATTACTTCAAAGAGGTAACTAGTGGGGACATCCGGCTAAATCTATATAATGAGCAGCAAAAAATGTTAGAAGAGAGTATGTTGCCCTTTGGTATCATAGATGACAAGAGGGATATGGTGCAAGATTTCCAAGTAGTAGAATTGGAGCATGTGTCTTTTGATACCTGGATGAGAAGCTAGAGAATAGCAATTTATAAATACCTCTAACCGTTCTTGCATAAATAAAAATTCTTTTTGAGGGAGATGAACATGCCTTTCCAAGTTAGTCCAGGCGTAAATGTTTCAGAAATTGACCTAACAACGGTTGTCCCTGCTGTTTCTTCTACCGAAGGTGCCATTGCTGGTGTCTTTCGTTGGGGTCCAGTAGGTGAAAGAGTCTTAGTTGACTCCGAGTCAAATCTAGTAAATAGATTTGGCAAACCAACCAATCATAATGCTGAAACATTCTTTACCGCCGCAAATTTCTTATCATATGGTAACAAGCTATACGTAGTTAGAGCAGCCAACACCACAGCTAATGCTGATGGTACTTCGGTTGTTTTATCTTCTGTTGCTAATACTGGTGCCGTTACAAATACAGAAGTGCAAACCGCAACTGTAAAAAATAGCGATGCTTATGATTCTATTACTTTCGACAGCGACATTAAATATGTTGCCAAATACCCAGGTTTAATTGGTGACTCTTTGAAGATCTCTGTTTGCGATTCTGCAGACGCTTTTACTTCTACAGCTAACCTCAATGGTGGCAATGCTAACGTTGCTGCAGGTGTTTTGAGTACAGAAGTTGGTAATACAATTATTCGTTTTGCCTTGGCAAATTCTGCTACCGGCACTTTGGCTGAAGCAAACACACAAGCAAATACTGTTCTAGCAACATTGACAGTTGGCGATTTCGTCAAAGTAGGTAACACAAGTATTGGTGAACAATACATGAAGATTAGTGCTTTGGACGCTGCTCCACAGTCTAATGCAACGCACCGTTACATTGACATCACAACAGAATCAAAGTACCAGTTGTCTACAGCATTCACTGCTAATACAATCACTCGTTACTGGGAACACTACAACACTGTTGATGGTGCTCCAGGTCAGTCTAACTACCAATTAAACTTTGGTAACACAAGCGCAAGCGATGAGCTGCACGTTGTTGTAACCGATGAAGATGGTTTGTTCAGTGGTGTTCCAGGAACTATTCTGGAAGTATTTGAGCGTGTTTCAAGATCTACTGATGCTAAGAACGAAGATGGTTCTACTAATTACTACAAAACAGTAATCAATGATGGTTCCTCATATGTTTGGTGGGCAGGTGATAGAACAGGTGCTACTTCAGCAGCTGCAACATCACTAGCAACATCATCAAACTCCAAACCATTGTCACTGAGCTTCCAAGGTGCTAAAGATGGTGAAGTTGAAGGTACTGTTGGTCTAGGTACAGTTTTAGCTGGTTACGACTTGTTCGGATCTGCTGAAAGTGTAGACATCTCCTTGGTGTTGACTGGTAAGTCTTATGGTGGAACAAATGGTGAGCAACTTGCTAACTACTTGATCGATAATATTGCTGAAGTTCGTAAGGACTGTGTAGTGTTTGCATCACCACAAAAAGCTGACGTTGTTAACAATGCTGGCTCAGAAGCGAATGATGTTGTAACATTCCGTAACAGCATGAGAAGCACTTCTTACGCAGTTCTGGATTCTGGTTACAAATACCAGTATGACAAGTACAATGACATCTACCGTTGGATTCCTCTAAACGGCGACGTTGCTGGTCTATGTGTTCGCACTGATGATCAGAGAGATCCATGGTTCTCACCAGCTGGTTTCAACCGTGGTCAGATCAAGAATCTAGTTAAACTTGCTTACAACCCTGCAAAAGCATATCGTGATCAATTGTATAAGTCTGGTGTGAACCCAGTTGTTACATTCCCAGGTCAAGGTACGATTCTGTTCGGTGACAAAACTCTGTTGTCTAAGCCAAGCGCTTTCGATAGAATCAACGTACGTAGATTGTTTATTGTTTTGGAAAAAGCAATTGCAACTGCTGCTAAGTTTACATTGTTTGAGTTCAACGATGACTTCACAAGAGCTCAATTCCGTAACTTAGTCGAACCATTCTTGCGTGACGTCCAAGGTCGTCGTGGCATTTATGATTTCAAGGTTGTTTGTGATACTACAAACAACACTGGTGAAGTTATCGACAGAAACGAGTTTGTTGGAGACATCTACATCAAACCAGCTAAGTCTATTAACTACATCCAGTTGAATTTCGTTGCCGTTAGAACGGGCGTTGAGTTCTCTGAAGTTGTCGGTCAATTTTAATCGATAAATATAAAAGAGGAGAACAAACATGGCTTTTAATGTCAATGAAATCAGAAGTCAGTTAACCCTTGGAGGAGCGAGAGCTTCTCTCTTCCAAGTTCAGTTTACTAACCCTGCTAATGCTATTGCTGATCTGAAAGTTCCTTTCATGGTCAAGGCAGCACAAATTCCTGCTTCTACTTTGGGTGTTATCGAAGTTCCGTACTTCGGCCGTAAAGTAAGATTGGCTGGCGATCGCGTATTTGCTGATTGGACAGTTACCGTTATTAATGACGAAGACTTCCTGATCAGAAACGCAATGGAGCAATGGTCTAACGAGATCAATTCCCTTCAAGGCAACTTGAGAGGTTTTGGAGCAGCTAGCCCATTACTATATAAATCTACTGCTGAAGTGACACAGTTCTCAAAGACTGGTGCACCAATCAGAACTTATAAATTTAATGGAATTTTCCCAACAGAAATCTCTCCAATTGAGATGTCATGGGAAACTACTGATGCGATTGAAGAATTCACTGTTACTTTCCAGTATGATTATTGGGAAGTTAGTGGAGGTATTACCGGTAATGCTGGTGGTATCTAATATATAAGGTAGAGGGGCCATATGGCCCTTCTCCCACTATGGAGTAAAAATGGCAGAACTATTTGGGTTTGAGATCCGCAGGAAGGGTCTGACAACCAAGCAAGAAGACGAAAACTTACAAACGTTTGCACCAAAGCAAGAAGATGATGGTGCTCTCGTCGTTGCATCTGGTGGAGCTTACGGAACATATGTTGACCTAGAAGGTGCAGCAAGAACCGAAGCAGAGTTGGTCACCAAGTACAGAGACATGATGCAGCACCCAGAAGTCGATGCTGCTGTCGATGATATTGTCAATGAAGCAATTGTGATTGAGAAGGGCACTAAGCCCGTTGAAATCGATCTAGGAGAGGTTAAACTTTCAGCTAACATCAAGAAGATGATTGCTGAGGAGTTCGACACTATTTTACAATTATTAAAATTCAATACACAGAGTTATGACTTATTCAAGTTATGGTACGTAGATGGTAGAATTTACTTCCATGCTGTTATTGATGAATCAGATCCCAGAGCAGGGATTAAAGAATTAAGAAACATTGACCCACGTAAGATGCGTAAGGTCAGAGAAGTTAAAAAGAAAAAAGATCCGACTTCCAAAGCGGATATAACCAAAACACAGAACGAATACTTTATCTACAACGATAAAGGGTTTGCGGCACTGAATAACTCTTTATCCCAAACAGCTGGTGCTACTGGTTTAAAGATTGCTAAAGACTCAATCATCCATTGCACATCTGGTTTAATGGATACAAACTCAACACTTGTCCTTTCCTATTTGCACAAAGCAATCAAGCCTCTTAATCAATTAAGAGCTTTGGAGGATGCTGTTGTCATCTACAGAATTTCAAGAGCTCCAGAACGTAGAATCTTTTACATCGACGTCGGTAACCTTCCAAAGATGAAGGCTGAACAATATCTCCGTGATATGATGGTTCGTCATAAGAACAAACTTGTGTACGACTCTGCCACTGGCGAGATCAGAGACGATCGTAAGTTCATGACAATGCTCGAAGATTACTGGTTGCCTCGTAGAGAAGGTAACAGAGGAACTGAGATCACTACATTGCCAGCTGGCCAGAACCTTGGTGAGATGCAAGATGTTGAATACTTTCAGAAGAAGTTGTACAGATCTTTGATCGTTCCTGAGACCAGATTGAGCGATGAGAACAATTTCAACTTAGGTAATAATGGTGAGATCTCAAGAGATGAGATCAAGTTCTCTAAGTTTGTTGATCGTTTAAGAACAAGATTTAATCAGCTGTTCATTAAGGCTTTAGAGAAGCAATGTGTTCTCAAAGGGATTATGACCTCTGATGAGTGGAAAGAAGTTGCTAACAGCATCACTTTCCAGTACGCAAGAGATAACTATTTTGCAGAACAAAAGAATAATCAAATTCTTCAAGGTAGAGCAACCCTGCTTATGCAAATGCAACCTACTATTGGTAAGTACTATTCTCATACGTGGGTTAGAGAAAACATCCTCATGCAAACAGAAGAGGATATTGAAGAGATGGATCAACAGATTGCAGAAGAGCAGTCTGTGGAACAATACCAACCAGCCGACGAACGAGCTGGTGGACCTCCTCAAGGTGGCACACCTTTTGGCGGAGGTTCTAGTAATCAAAACCCCAGTGAACAAACTTGATAAATAATTGGAGATTAATATGCCTGACTATTCTGTAGATATGATAAATTTCGTAGTGGATCAAAAACCTAATGAGTTTGTTAACTCATTTAATGCTCAAATGCAGCAGAAGGTGACTGATATTATTACTGGGTACAAAGCAGAGTTAGCTAAAGGTTATTTGGCTCCTAAAGAGCCTGAAGAAGAACAACAAGAAACCGAGGTTATATCAGATGAAGACTCTGAAACAAATACTTGAATTATACACACCTGATACTAAGGATGGTAAAGCCTTTGTTCAGAAGCATGCTGTTGTAAAAACAACTGATGCCAACAAAAACGGTGATGATGTTTTCCAAGCTACTAATGTTAAAAAAGTAGATCGTAAAAAGGAACGTCATGGCCACGAGCCAGGTGAAGATGAAAAGGTTTACGAAGCTGTAAAGATGTTTGCTGACTTTATCCAAGAAGGTGAAAAGGCTGATCAAGAAGTTTCTGCTGACTACAAAGAGATTGTTTTGTCTAATGGCAAAGTGATGAAGATTCCAGCTAAGAGAGCTGAAGTCAAAAAAGAAGAGACAGAAATCACAGAGATGGAAAAGTCAATGGCTTATGCTATTGGTACCAAGTCTGCAATGAAGACTACTGGCGACAAACCACCTCTTGAAAAGTCTACAATCACTAAAGCTCATAAGATTGCTAAGTCCATCTTGAAGAAAGAAGACTACAATGCTGAAGACTTTAAATCTTTCATCAAGGAACATACAGAACAAATGACTGATGAAGAATTAGATTTAATCGAACAGATCTACAATGATCTTGACGAAGAAGAAGCACAAACGTTTGTATCAGTTGTTGAAGCTGGTGAATTGGATTCCTTCCTAGAAGAACTTAATAAAGCATTGGAAGAATAATGGCAGAGATTATCAAACTAACAGGTGTTGAGATTACACTCAATGCTACAGCTAACCTAGTATCCTCAGCAACGGCACTTAAAGTTACGAACGCAAACACCACTACAGTCACGGTGTTGACTATTGTTCCTTCTACTGGCGCAAACACAACAACAACGTTACTTGCGTCATCGACTATCCTATTGCAGAAAGCACCTGATTCTAAAATCGCTTCTTCTCTGACTAGTTTGGTAACTGCAACACCTATTGCATTCACCTAAGGACTAACATGAAGTTAATTACAGAACTAAACGAAGACGTTAAATGTCTGATTGAAGAAAAAGAAGGCCAGAAGAAGTTCTTCATCACTGGTCCTTTCATTCAGACTGAACAACAGAATAGAAACGGCCGTATCTATGGCCGTAGTATCATGGAGAAGGAAGTTAAGCGCTATAACGAGCAGTATGTTAATACTAACCGTGCTCTTGGCGAACTAGGCCACCCAGATGGTCCTTCCATTAACCTTGATAGAGTCTCTCATAAGATTGTTAGCTTGCAACAAGAAGGTAACGATTTTATTGGTAAGGCAGAAATTCTTGGAACACCAATGGGTGTCATTGCAAGAAACTTGTTGGAGAGTGGTGTTCGTCTTGGTGTCTCTACACGAGGCATGGGTTCTGTAGCACAGAAAAACGGTGTTACTTACGTTCAAGACGACTTCCATTTAGCAACCGCTGCTGACATTGTTGCAGATCCCTCCGCTCCCGACGCCTTCGTGCAAGGTATCATGGAAGGTGTTGAGTGGGTGTGGGATAACGGTATCCTTAAACAGCAACAAATTGAGAGATATAAAGAAGAGGTAGACAGCAGAGTCGGTAAGAGAGATTACGAAGAAACTGCTATTAAAGTTTTCGAACACTTCCTCGGTTCTTTAAGAAATAAATAATATTATAAATAAATTAAATAGTTTAAGGAGAAACTAAATGGCCAAAGGTAAATCATTCGGAGACATTGTTAAGTCAGTGCTATCCGAACAGACAATCGAAGAGAAAGTTGAAGTGGGTGGTGGCGCTACTGGTACAGCACATGGTGTTGATCCTGATGGCGGTCAAGCTCCTGCTCGCAAAGGCGACAAGCGTAATAGCGAGTCTGCTGAAAAGGGTCAGAACCCAGCTGGTACACCAATTGAAGATACAGGCACAGAAAACAATGCTAAGCCAACAGGCGATGCATCTGGTGGTAACAAAGCTACGATCAAGGCTAAGCCTAGCGCAGCTTCTGGTTCGATGAAAGAACACATCGATGCTATTTTCAATAACGAAGATCTCTCAGAAGATTTCCGTACGAAAGCATCAACAATTTTCGAAGCTGCTGTACAAGCACAGCTTCAAGAAGAGAAGACTAAGTTGGAAGAACAATTTGCACTTTCTTTGGAACAAGCCAAAGAGCAGTTGCAAGCTGACTTGGTTGAAAAACTAGACCAGTATACAACGTATGCTGCTGAACAGTGGATGGAAGAAAATCGAGTTGCGATTGAATCCGCACTGAAGTCTGAGATTACAGAAGATTTTATCAATGGACTCAAAGGTTTGTTCACAGAACATTACATTGAGATTCCAGAAGATAAGGTGGACGTATTGAGTCAAATGGCTGAAAAAGTCCAAGAACTCGAAGAGAAGCTTAACAGCGCTATCAACGAGAACATGGAATTGAAAGGTCAAGTTGACGAGAGCGTTCGTGAAAGAATCCTTGCAGATGTATCGGAAGGCCTTGCTGCGACTCAAGTTGAGAAGCTAGCAGCTTTAGCCGAAGGTGTCGACTTTGACAATTCTGAAAACTTTAAAAAGAAATTAGAACTTGTTAAAGAGAACTACTTCCCTTCAACAACATCGTCCAAGAAATTGAACGAAGAAGCTGAAGATGAAGCTCTAGCATTGAACGAGGAAACTACGGCAAGTCCTAAGACAGGGGATAAAGCAGTTAATGCATACGTCTCAGCGTTGTCTAGAACTCTTAAGAAATAAGATTTATAAATAAATCAACTTAACCTGAAATTTTAAAGGGGAAAACTAAAATGTATGTAACTGAAGAACTACAATCTAAGTGGGGCCCAGTTCTTGATCACGAAGACTTACCTTCGATCAAAGACTCCCACAAGCGTAATGTGACCGCTACCATTCTCGAGAACACAGAACGTGCTCTTCGCGAATCTGGCGCACAAGGCGGATTCTTGACTGAGTCACCTATCAACGCTGCTACTAACGTTGCCAACTTCGATCCAGTTTTGATTAGCTTGGTTCGTCGTGCAATGCCTAACCTAGTCGCCTATGACATCTGCGGCGTTCAGCCAATGACAGGCCCAACAGGCTTGATCTTCGCTATGCGCAGCAAGTACGCTAACAGCTCCGCTGTTGGTACAGAGACTTTCTACAACGAAGTTAACACTGCTTTCACTACTGTTAAAGGTGGTGGAGCTCAGTTGGGTAATGCTCACACTGGTACTGCAGTTGGTGGCGCAAACGGCAACACTGCTAACTTGCCAGCTAACGGCTATAACTTCGCAGAAGGTATGTCTACAGCTACTGCTGAAGCCTTGGGCGACAGCGGCGGTAATGCATTCCCAGAAATGGCATTCACGATCGACAAAGTAACTGTTACAGCTCGTAGCCGTGCTTTGAAGGCTGAGTACACAATGGAACTTGCACAAGACTTGAAAGCTATCCATGGTTTGGATGCTGAGACAGAATTGTCCAACATCTTGACTACAGAGATCTTGGCTGAGATCAACCGTGAAGTTATCCGTTCTGTTAACGTTACTGCTGTTCGCGGCGCTAACACAGGTACGACAACTGCTGGTGTATTCGATCTTGACACAGACTCTAACGGTCGTTGGATGGTTGAGAAGTTCAAAGGCTTAATGTTCCAAATCGAACGCGAAGCTAACCAAATTGCCAAAGACACACGTCGTGGTAAAGGAAACATCCTCATCTGCTCTTCAGACGTAGCTTCTGCATTGCAAATGGCTGGTGTTTTGGATTACGCTCCTGCATTGAATAGCAACAACTTGCAAGTTGATGACACAGGCAACACATTTGCTGGTGTATTGAACGGCCGTATGCGCGTTTACATCGATCCATATGTTACTAACAACTACATGACTGTTGGTTACAAAGGTTCTAACCCATTCGATGCTGGTCTATTCTACTGCCCATACGTTCCATTGCAAATGGTTCGCGCAGTTGACCAAGACAACTTCCAACCAAAAATTGGATTCAAGACTCGTTACGGAATGGCTCCTAACCCATTCGCTAAAGGTATCACTGCTGCTAGCAGCACTGCTACTCTTGAAACTGACTCTAACGTCTACTACCGTAGAGTTATCGTTAACAACATATTGTAAACCGTACAATAATAATAAAAAGAACGGTATTAAAAGGGAGCTTCGGCTCCCTTTTTTTGTCTGGATAAATACATTCATGAGCGCACTAGACAACCAACCAGCAAATAAGAATTTTCTTTCTCCACTTGGTTTCAAGTTTCAGATTAAGAAAACACCGCACCTGAACTACTTCGTTCAGTCTGTCAACTTGCCAACAGTTTCAATTGGCACGGTTGAGATCGGTACACCTTTTACTAAGATTCCATTTCCAGGCGATAAGTTAACCTTCGGTCAGCTTGACGTTACATTCAAGGTCGATGAAGATATGGAGAACTACACAGAGATCTTCAATTGGCTGATTGCAATGGGTCACCCTGATAGCTTAACTGATAGTGCTACAATATATTCAGCTCCAGCCATGTCTGGTAATGGTGTGTATTCCGATTTGACTTTGGTCATTCTTACAAATACACTGAATGGTAATAAGATAATTAACTTTACAGATGCCTTTCCGGTCAACCTTTCCGACATTACATTCGACACAACATTGTCTGATGTTGAGTATGTCACAGCGACAGCAACGTTTGCTTATAGAAGATTTACGCTAGCCTCGTTGTAATTTAAACAATTATGTTGTATACTCCCTGCAATTGCGAGGGAATTATGAAGCTAGAGGATATTGAAAACAATTGGGGGCAGGATAGTAAGATCAACTCTGCTGATCTTGCAACAGAAAGTCTGCGTGTCCCGGAACTACATCACAAATACTTTAAGATCTTTACACAAGAGCGTTTGCTTTTGAAGAAGTTTGAACAAGAGTACAAACAGATGTATAAGTTGAAGTATGAATATTATATGGGGATTTTGGATGAAGGTGAACTAAAATCTAATGGATGGGAACCTTTTGCATTGAAGGTTCTAAAGACCGACCTTTCAATCTACATGGAAGGTGATCCTGATCTTGGTAACATAACAAACAAAATTGAATTTCAAAAAGAGAAGATCGCTTTGCTCGAATCAATTATTAAGACTGTAATTAATAGAGGCTTTTTAATTAAGAACGCAATCGATTGGAACAGATTTACTAATGGTTCATGAGTGAAGAAAATCTAGTCATTGAGAAAGTCAATGATGTTTATATGAAGGTTCATTGTGAACCAGGATTAGCTCTTGAGCTAAGTGATTACTTTACGTTCTCTGTTCCTGGTGCAAAGCACATGCCCATGTTCAAAAACAAAATGTGGGATGGTAAGATCCGATTATACAATCCAATGTCACGTACATTGTATGTTGGCTTGAGACAATACGTTGAAGAGTTTGCAAAGCAACGTAACTACTCTGTTGAGTACATGGAGCCAAGAGACTTTGCAGACAATCAGATCTCTTTGATCGAAGCACAAGAATGGGTTGCAAGTGAGAAGTCCTTAACGATGCAACCTCGTGACTATCAATTAGAAGCTGTCATTCATGCTTTGAGATCTAAACGTGCTCTGATGATTTCACCAACTGCTTCTGGTAAGTCTTTTATGATCTACTTGATATGCAAGTACTTAAAGAGACGTGTGCTTGTGGTGGTACCAACAACAACTCTTGTTCATCAGATGACAAGTGACTTTGTTGAGTATGGTGCAAAGGAAGCTTGGATCCATAAGATCTATGAAGGCCAAGAAAAGATCAACCACAAACCAATTACTATAACCACGTGGCAATCTATCTACAAGCAGCCCAAAGGATGGTTTGATAAGTTCGAGGTTGTGATTGGAGATGAGGCGCACGGGTTCAAATCAAAAAGCTTGACGGGAATCATGTCTAAGCTAACCAATTGTGAATATAAATTTGGTTTTACAGGAACACTTGACGGCACACAAACACACAAGCTAGTGCTAGAAGGTTTGTTTGGTCCTGAACGAGTTGTTACTACTACCTCAGAATTGATCGAACAACAGCACTTGGCTGACTTTAAGATCAAAGCAATTGTACTAAACCACACTGCTGAAGATAGAGACAAAGCTAAGAAGTATACTTACCCAGAAGAGATTGACTTTATTCTTGGAAGTGAAAAGCGAAACAAGTTCCTAATGAACCTTGTGTTGTCATTGAAAGGTAATACATTACTTCTATTCAAGAACATCGATCATGGAACCACCTTACAGAACTACATCAGTAGCAAAGCTAAGGGTCGCAAAGTGTTCTACGTTGATGGCGATGTTAAAGGTGATGTACGAAATGATTACCGCGCTCAAATCGAAACCGAAACAGATGCAATTATTGTTGCCTCTTTAGGAACATTCAGTACTGGTATTAACATTCGCAACCTACATAATGTAGTATTTGCTAGTCCAAGTAAGTCACGCGTAAAAGTTTTACAATCAATTGGCCGTGGATTGAGAAAGAGCTCAATTAAGACCAGTGCAGTTTTGTATGATGTAGCTGATGACCTATCATACAAGTCCCATAGAAACTTCACATTGCAGCATTTTGGTGAACGTATCAGGATGTACAATGAAGAGAAGTTTGAATATAAGATTTACAACGTTCAAATTTAGGAGCCACGATGATTAAAATTATCAAACTTATTAGTGGTGTTGAGGTAGCAGGTGAATTAACAAAAGAGGATGAGTACGGTATCGTTCTTAAATATCCTCTCCAACTTAACTACAAATACTACGTCTCTTCATATCCTTCAGTTAACCTTTCCAAATATATGATGTTTGCTGGTGATGATGAAATACACTTCCCCTATACAACTATTATCAATATGGTTGATCCAAGATCTGCTTTCGAGGAATATTACGTCAAGGCTGTGGCTGAGACTAAAAGTGAATTAGATATTATGATTGATAGACAGTTAACTGATATGGTTGAGTCTACTGTCATCACTAGAGATGAAATGTTGGCTGCTCTTTTAGAAGCTATGCCGACACCTGAGTTGGTTAATTAAGGATTTTATGGCTACACATTACGTTGATAATAAACATTTGTATCAAGTTATTATTGAACACAAGAAAAACATTAAGGAAGCAGAAGCTAATGGTAAACCGAAACCAGCAATTCCAAACTATGTCGGTCATTGTATTCTTTTGATTGCTAAACGGCTATCATTAAAACCTAACTTTGTTAACTATTCATATCGTGAAGAGATGATTAGTGATGGTATTGAGAACTGCATCAGCTACTTTGATAACTTTGATCCAGAAAAGTCAACCAATCCTTTTGCATACTTTACACAAATCATCTACTTTGCTTTCCTTCGAAGGATCCAAAGAGAAAAGAAACAGCTATACATTAAGCACAAGTCCTATGAAAACAGTATGTTGTTTGAAGGGTCTGCTGAAAACCATGAACTGGATGAGAACGACTTCTCACCAAACATTGCTGCCAGTAATGACAACATGCTTGACTTTATTAAAACATTTGAAGACAATCTCGACAAGAAAAGAGTTAAACGTAAACAAGGTTTAGAAAAGTTTTTTGAAGAGGAACAGTAATTGAAAGTAGCAATACTTGGTGATACGCACTTTGGTGCTCGTAATGATAGTGCTCACTTCTCCGTATTCTTTGAGAAGTTTTATAAAGAGATCTTCTTTCCGTACCTCGAACAACACAATATATTGCACGTGATCCAGTTAGGTGATGTGTTTGATAGACGGAAGTATATTAACTTCCAAACTCTAAACCACTGTAAGAAGTACTTCTTTGAGAAGTTGAACAATGAGTATTCATCTTGGTTGCTTGTTGGCAATCATGATGCCTACTATAAAAACACAAATGAAGTCAACTCGCTTGATATGTTATTAGGTGAGTATCACAACATCAATCTTGTAACAAACCCAACTGAATTGGAACTGGAAGATACAAATGTGCTCTTACTTCCTTGGATCTGTGATGATAACTTTAATGATACGATGGAGGCAGTCAATTCTACGAAAGCTCAAGTCGCTTTCGGCCATTTGGAGTTAACTGGATTTGAGATGTACAAAGGACAGTTGATGGATCACGGAATGGATCCAAACCTGTTCAGTAAGTTTGACATGGTTGTTTCTGGTCACTACCATCATAAATCCCACGCTAAGAATGTTACCTACACAGGAACACCTTATGAGATGACGTGGTCTGACTATGGAGACTTAAAAGGTTTCCATATCTTTGATACTGAGACGCGAGAGCTCGAGTTCATTAGCAATCCATTTAAGATGTTCCACAAGTTGCATTATGATGACTTGAACCAACCGGTTGGTTATATTAATACATGGGACCTGACCGACATGGCTGGTGCTTATGTGAAGGTGATTGTAAGAAACAAAACAAACACTTTGTGGTTTGATAGTTTGATTGACAGACTTGAGAAGTCAGGTGTGTCTGATGTTCAAGTTGTTGAAGATCATTTCCATTTGGATTTGGAGAGTGATGATGATATTGTTAGTCAAGCAGAAGACACTTTAACTATTTTGCGTAAGTATGTTGACCAGATTGACTCTACAGTTAACAAACCAAGATTAGAGAGCTTGTTGAGAACACTTTACAGTGAAGCATTAAGTATAGAATGATTGAATTTAAGACTTTGAGATGGATGAACCTGTTAAGTACAGGAAATGCATTTACGGAAGTCAACTTGAACACACACAAGTCGACTTTGATTGTAGGACAGAACGGAGCTGGTAAGAGTACCGTTCTTGATGCATTGTCTTTTGTATTGTATGGAAAGCCGTTCCGTAAAATTAATAAACCTCAACTGATCAATACCATTAACGGTAAGAACTGTGTAGTGGAAGTTGAGTTTGATGTTGGTAAGAAGAAGTACAAAGTTATACGAGGTATCAAACCAAACATCTTTGAGATCTATCATAATGGTGAGATGATCAACCAATCTGCTGATGTTAAAGACTATCAGGATATGTTAGAGAAGACAATTCTCAAACTAAACCATAAGTCTTTTAATCAGATTGTGATTCTTGGAAGTGCATCGTTTGTTCCTTTCATGCAACTACCAGCAGCTCACCGTAGAGAGATCATTGAAGACCTTTTAGACATTCAGATCTTCTCTGTAATGAATAGTTTGTTAAAAGACAAGGCTGCAACTAATAAGTCAGCAATCACAGATAACAAATACAAGTTGGAAATGGTTATCGATAAGATTGAGATCCACAAGAAGCATTTGGAAGCACAGAAGGTGGACAACACACAACTGATTGCGGATAAACAATCTAAGATTGCCAAACTAACCAGTGATGTTGTTTCAATTAAGAAGAACGTAGAGCAGTTTAATAAAGAGATTGAAGAGCTCCGTACTAAACTAATCAGCAAAGATAAGTTATCAGCTAAGCAATCTAAACTGCAAACTTTGCAGAGACAGATTGGCGAACGTGTGAAAAAGACAGAGAAAGAGATTGGATTCTTCACTGTTCATGATACTTGCCCAACTTGCAACCAGGATATCAGTCAAGAATTTAAAGATACCAAGATTAAAGAGAAGTCAGGTCAACATACACAGCTTGTGGAAGGTTTAAACAAGCTACAAGAGGAGCTCGGCATCGTTGTAGAGTCAATGCAGGAGTTCGCTGAAATAAACGATTCTATCGTGGAATTAAACAAGAATGTAGCTGTTAGCAATAACAATGCTAGGTTTTCCAATGAGGCTATCCAGGAATTGCAGATCGAAGTCACTGCTCTTCAAGAGAAGACAATGAACATTGAGAACAATTCAGCAGAGATTAAAAATCTATTGGAAGACCAGAAAGCACTAGGACTTGCAAAGATTGAGCTTGATGAAGAGAAGAGTGTTTATGATGTTGCTTCTGTCCTGTTGAAAGATAGTGGGATTAAGACTAAGATCATCAAGCAGTACATTCCTGTGATCAATAAACTGATCAACAAGTATCTGGCTTCAATGGACTTCTTTGTCAACTTTGAGCTGGATGAGAATTTTGAAGAGAAAATTAAATCGAGGTTTAGAGATGAATTCAGTTACGCATCTTTCTCAGAAGGTGAAAAGGCAAGATTGGATCTTGCTTTGTTGTTCACTTGGAGATCAATTGCTAAGTTACGCAACAGCGCTAGTACCAATCTTCTTATACTCGACGAAGTATTTGATGGATCGCTAGACAATACTGGTAATGATGAACTGCTTGGAATCCTACAAGCATTGACTCAAGGTAATAATGTGTTTGTCATTAGTCATAAGACTGATGCTTACTTGGATAAGTTTGAAAAGGTGTTGAAGTTTGAAAAGCATAAGAACTTCTCACGTATTGCGGAGGTATAATGATTTTAGATTTAGTAAGTAGTGACCATCCTTTGTTGAAGACTAAGATGGAGAAGTGGGACTTTGCTAATCCACCAATGGATGCAAATGAGCTTGCAAACAATTTGATTGAGACAATGGTCGACCGTGAAGGTCTAGGTCTCTCAGCAAACCAGTGTGGTCTTCCTTATCGCGTATTTGTAATGTGGTCTAATCCAACTAAGGTTTGTTTCAATCCTAGGGTTGTTAACCATGTTGGTGATATGCTTCCATTCTCTGAAGGTTGTCTGTCTTATCCAAACCTTTATGTAAAGATTAAAAGACCAATGGGTGTTCGTGTTCGTTACCAAACACCTGATGGTGAGACACACACTGAAGACTTTAACGGGATGACAGCTCGGATATTCCAACACGAGCTTGATCATTTAGAAGGAGTGGTGTATACTTCGAGGGCAAATAAAATTCATTTGGATAGAGCCATGAGAACTAAGAAAGCTCATGACCGTATCATTAAGAACACACCAAAACAAGTTGTCCCTACAAGTATGGTACAGCGTATCTTAGAAAAGGCTAATAAAGAAAATGGAAGTACAACCTAAAGACCCAAGCAAGAAACATTTTTATGTTAGTCTTGTAAAAAGTGGATTGCGTATTTTTGCTGGAGCTACTTTAGCAGCTGGTCAATTATATGTGGCTGGAATGTTGTTAATTTTTGCAGAGATGTTAGGTATCGTTGAGGAAATAGTATAATGGCAAAGTTAAAAGTAGCAGAACTTTTTTATAGTATCCAAGGTGAAGGTCGTTACATGGGAGTGCCTTCTGTGTTCCTTCGCACATTTGGATGTAACTTTAAATGTGAGGGCTTTGGAATGCCCAAAGGAGAGTTAAGTGATGAACGAAATGTTATCGCGCTTAAAGTGGATGATATCGGAAGTTACAACAGCCTTCCACTTGTTAGTACTGGCTGCGACTCTTACGCTAGTTGGGATCCTCGCTTCAAGCATCTTAGTCCTGTTCTTAGTACTGATTCGATTGCCAATACAATTATGGATATGCTTCCGCACAAGAGGTGGGAAGACGAACATCTCGTGATCACAGGTGGTGAGCCATTGCTTGGTTGGCAGCGTGCTTATCCTGAGTTGCTTGAGAATCCAAACATGCAAGCTCTTGCTGAGTTGACGTTTGAAACAAACGGCACACAAAAACTTGATCCAGCATTCTATGAATATATGATGATGGAGTGGGTAATGGAACGCGGTTATGAAACCCTGACATTCTCTGTATCACCAAAGCTATCAGTATCTGGTGAGAAATGGGATGAAGCAATATGTCCTGATGTTGTTGCAGAGTATAGTAGCCTTGGTTACACATACTTGAAGTTTGTTGTTGCATCACAGGACGACATTGACGAAGCACAGCAAGCTGTTGATGAATACCGTAAAGCTGGATTCGTAGGTCCTGTTTATGTTATGCCTGTTGGTGGTGTAGAATCAGTTTATAATATGAATAGCCGTAATGTGGCTGAGTTTGCTATCAAGAAGGGTTGGAGATATTCTGATCGATTGCAAGTTCCACTGTTTAAGAATGAGTGGGGAACTTAATGCATACTGTATATTGGAGCTGCGCACCTCTGACACCTTTGCCTATCAGTAATGACGATATGTCATTGTTGTATGTAGAGCCAGTACCTGTCTATAAAAAGGTACTGGATGAGGTTGTCAATATGAACATTGTCAAAACAAAAAGAACAGCACAATATTTTTTCAATTGCCCTGCTTTTAAGCAAACTATCAGGAATACTTTTGCAATCCTTGCCCCAATCGATTTGACCATGTCATTAACTCCAACTGAACTTCGTGTAAAAGAATTAAATCAGCGAGAATTCGATTTGTTTATCAATGTGAGAAGTCTAGAAGATAAATTTATAGGTTTGAATACAGGATTATTATTATTTTCTGAAAAATCAGTCAATATGACTGCTTACTCTGCATTTCTTTCTAAAGGAGATGTCGCCCGCAAGACAAGAATCATTCCTGGAACATACAATATATCAAAGTGGTTTAGACCAATAGAATGTCCTTTTATTGTTGATGAGGAATGCGATCAAATTTCAATCAAAAGAGGTGACCCACTTTTCTATATTTCGTTTGATTGTGAACAGGATGTTGAATTTAAAAGGTTTAATTGTACACCTGATTTATCAAGAGAGATGGATAAATGTTTGAATCTCAAAAAATATATTAAAAATATAGGCTTAGATTTATTATATGGAATGTTCTCAGGAGCTGGTGGAAATAAAAAAGTGGCTCGTTTAATCAAACAAAATTTATTATGAGGAGTTAATGTGAATCAAAGACGTAATTTTTTGAAAGGCGTTGGTATTGCTGGCGCTTTTGTGGCTGGTGTTGCTGCCTATAAGCAGGTGAAAGACATTGCTGACAATAGTAAGGACATTAGCCATCTAGCACCACCAGATAATGCACATACAATACAAGTCACAGGAGCTTATGGTCAAGCACCGAAGCCAGTGCCTGTTTATGAAGACTTCAGTATTGGGTCATCATCGTATTACATTAACGGTTACAACAGTGAAGTAACTCACAAGGTTGCAATGACAGTAGGTAAAGATAATAGGCTTTGGATTAAAGTTGGCGACGAATGGCGCCGAGTAGCATTAGAGGGATAATATGGAACTACAACCAATTACATACAAATACGTTTCAACAAAGGAATATGTTGATGCGTTTCCTGTAGCATACAGGCAATTCAAAGCAGATTCACACTGCAACTTAATCCACGGCTATGCATTCAGCATGAAGTTCCACTTTGGAACCAATGATCTCGATGTTCGTAATTGGGTGGCTGATTATGGTGGTCTTAAAGAGCTGAAAGAAGTTCTACAAGATCAGTTTGATCATACATTGCTTGTTGCAGAGAATGATCCTGAGTTAGAGATATACAAAGAGTTAGAACGTCGTAAGATTGCTAAGCTGACCATCCTTCCTAAGTTAGGTTGTGAAGGCCTTGCTGATCAATTGTACCGATATGTTAACGGTGTTTACATTCCTGACTACTGGGGTCCATCAGAAGCTAATCGTCTGTGGTGCTTCCGTGTAGAAGTTCGTGAGACACAATCCAACATGGCGTTCCGTGAAGGACACCGTGAGTGGAATGAGGACCTGTTTGATGTTTAAACAGTACAAGTGGGTTCCTGATGGAACTTACGACTCTTCTGAATACCTTGTGCGTTATGTTATCGAGGAAGGTAATGCCAAGACAGTGATTTCGAAAATGTGGGTCGACGAAGGTGGACATGCAACTCTTGGCAAAGAGCTTAGACAGCCATGGGGTGCATTCCCTGACTTTCCACCAAAGCCACCAAAGAAGGTTGACTAAAGGTCTGAATTGTGTTATAATCCCCTTATGGAAAACACAATTCAAATTCCTTCTGCAAATTCAATAGTTAAAGTTACTGCTTCATTTAGAAACATTAATTATTATACTAGTGAATCAAAACCATTTGATGAATCTATTATCGAAGGTGTTGTAGTTAATAATCCAAAGTGGGTTGATGCTAATTCAATTACTATAGAAACCGGTAATAAAGATTTTCCAGTTTCTATTATATCGATTAAGAATATTAAGAAAGTTGATATTATCAAAGGTAGCACTTCTGACTCAACCAAGTATTTCAATGTTCAAGGTTCCAAAGGTAGCACTTATGTGGTATCGGTTCGTGAAAACCAATATTCCTGCACGTGTACTGGGTTCAAATACCACGGGAAATGTAAGCATGGAGAAGAGGTAATGTCCCCTAAAATCAACAAGTTACAACTGTTGACCTTTTTGGACAAAGCGGATATAATAGACATATCAACTAAGGAAATAAACATGAAACAAACCTACTCTGTCAGCTACGATAACGACTTTATGCAACGTAAACTTGACCACTACAATGCGTGGTTATTGAATCCTAAGCGTAAGGTTGAGGACGGTCCTTACCAGGGCTTTCCTGAAGAAGTAGAGCGTGCAGCTAAACTTGCTAAGGGCCGTGCTATTATGGAAGCTGAGCGTGCAGCTAAGCCTGCAAAGCCTGCAAAAGTTGTTAAGACTAAAGTAGCCGCTAAGCGTCCCCGTACTGGTGGTCCTACTAAGCAAGACCGTGCTGTAGAGATCTACCGTGCTAACATCAAGCTGTCTAAGGACAACGTGATTGCAATCATTCGTGAACAGTTGGATATGTCTCCTGCCGGAGCTACAACTTACTACTACAACGCTAAGAAATTAGCTTAAGGGGTTGAAATATTATGAGTTATAAGCTATCAGAGGTGACTTACCTCAAAGAAAATTTCGATCCAAGTAACTTAAATCACGTCAAGCATTATAAATATTTTTTAGAAAATAGTCGGTGGAGTGGCTCTTGTCCTTTCAGGATTGAGTGGCCATTCGTGACAGTCCCTGAACTGATCAAGGACCGACTGATTAAAAAATATCTTAATAACATCATTGATCACATTGAAGACAACCAAGAACAACATGCTTGACAAATAAGTTTTATTATTTTATAATAACCTCCACACGCGGGAGGTTTCTTTTTATATGGAGTATACATGAGTGAATTAGATAAAGGTGAGTATTTCGTTTCCAAGAGAATTAGAGATCGACTAGTGAAGAACGGAGTACGATTCTTTGCTAACGATAATATTT